ATGGCTAAACAAGCTACAAGCTATACTAATTATGTAATAATGAGACAGAACCCTGGGTTTAATATTATATACTCTTGGTTCAAGGACGCACTACTACAAAAGAATGGTGTAGTCAAACACTACTGGGATGATACGACATCGGTCAGTAGAGAAGAATATAAGAATTTAACAGAGGAAGAGTTTACTTCCTTTTTAATAGATGATGATGTAGAAATAATAGAGCATACTGCCACTGGCGGTGCTACAGAGATAGAGCAGGATGGCATGATGATGCAAGATGTCCAGCCTGTACTACACGATATTGTCATCAAAAGAACAAACGAGAGTGGACAGGTAAGAATAGAACCTGTACCACCAGAAGAATTTTTAATTAATAAATATGCTAAAGATATTAATGATGCTCGTTTTGTAGGACATAGAGTTAAGAAGACTAAGTCAGAATTAACAAGCCAAGGCTATTCAAAGACTAAAATAGAAAGAGCATTCTCTGCTGAGGAAGCTGAATGGAAGTCTGAGAGATTAGCAAGGTTTGATTATGACCAAGATAGTTCTTATCCTACAGGAGACATTGATGATGGTATTTGGGTAACTGAGTGCTACGTCAGAGTAGACTTTGATAATGATGGCATTGACGAATTAAGAAAAATAACGAAGGTTGGAGACGAACTGTTAGACAATGAGGCTGTGGATAGTGTTCCCTTCTCCTCCCTTACACCTATACCTATGCCTCATAAATTTTACGGTCTGAGTATTTATGACTTAATCTCCGACCTTCAACTAATTAAGACTACCTTAATGCGTAACTTGTTAGATAATATGTATCTAACAAATAATGGGCGATATGAAGTAGTCGAGGGTCAAGCTAACTTAGATGACCTAATGACAAGCAGACCAGGAGGAATTGTACGTGTACGAACTCCAGGTGCTGTTAGTCCTTTAGCAACACCACAACTAGACCAAAACTCTTTCAATATGCTAGGGTACTTAGATAGTATTAGAGAAGAAAGAACTGGTGTAAATAAGAACTCTATGGGTTTAAATGATGGGGCTTTAAAGTCTCACCAAACAGCAACAGGTGTTGCACAAGTAATGACCGCAGCTCAACAAAAGATTGAGTTAATAGCTAGAGTATTTGCTGAAACAGGAATGAAAGACTTAGCCAACAATGTCTACCAACTAGTACAGAAGTTTGAAAGTCCTGAGAAATTAGTTAGATTAAATAACGAATGGGTTACACTATATCCTGCTGAATGGAAAGAGAAACTAGACTGTACTGCACAGGTAGGTTTAGGTTTTGGTAATAAGGATATGAACCTAATGCATTTAGGACAACTAGCTCAAACAATGCAAATGATTGCACAACACCCTGCAGCAGGTATGATGATTAAACCTAAGAATGTTTATAATCTAGTAGCTGAGCAGATAAAGTCTATGGGTATGAAGAATGTTAATGACTTCATTACAGACCCAGGAGACCAGCCTATACCTCAACAACAAGGACCTAGTCCTGAAGAGCAGGCTAAGCAAATGGAAGCACAGCTTAAAGCGGAAGAGTTAAAGATTAAGATGCAGAAGATACAGACTGAAAGCCAACTTAAACAACAAGAGATGGAGCTTGATGCACAACTACAGCAACAAGAACTAACTCTTAAAGCACAAGAGGCTGAGGTTAATATGCAGATTAAGGCACAAGAACTAGAGCTTAAGAAAGCAGACTTAGCTCTTAAACAACAAGAATTAATACTAGAGAGGGAACAAGGAAGACCAGTCGCTATTGGTCCAACATAAGGAGAGGTAATGGGGAAAGGGAAGGAGATTAAGAGAGGTCAGGATGCTGAGCGTCTGATAAATGACCCTCTATATAAAGAAGCATTTGATACGACAAAGAACTTATTAATACAGTTAATGTTACAAACTGATATTAGTGAAGAGACTGAGAGAGACAGAATTTATATGACCATTAAGTCTTTAGAGTTAGTGGAACAACATATCAAATCTGTTCTTGAAACAGGACAACTTGCCGAGAAGGGGCAAGAATATTTTAACTAAAGGAAGGAGAAGACATGGATTCTGCAGAGAATAACCAAGAAGTAAACACAATTCCAGAAAGAGCTGGACAAGATTCTGCTGAAAATGCAGCAAATAAAATCCTTAATATGTGGGAATCAGAAGACCAACCTACAGACGAGGAAACCGAAACTACTGTTGACGAGGAAGTAGTTGAGGAAGAAGAGTCAGTTGAAGACGAAACCGAAGAGGTCTCTGAAGAAGAGCAAGCCGAAGAGGAAGTAGTAGAAGATGAAGAAACTGAAGAAGTTGACGAAGAGGAAACAGAAGAGGAAGTACCAGATACATACAGAGTTAAAGTAGATGGTGAAGAATATGATGTTAACCTTGACGAACTGAAGAGTGGATACCAAAGACAAGCTGACTATACTCGTAAGTCCCAAGCATTAGCTGAGAAGCGTAAAGAAAATCAAGTAATTGAAACTGAACGTGCCAGGCTATATGAAGAAAGACAACTGTATGCTAACGGTTTAAACATGTTGCAAGAGCAACAACAAGCCAAGCTATCAGAATTTAATGAAGTAGATTGGAACACCTTGAAAGAGGAAGACCCTTATGCTTACATGCTAAAGAAAGATGAATACCGAGATGCTCAAGATAGGTTAAGTAATGCTGAACAACAACAACAAATTGTACAGCACCAACAAGCAGAACAAGCAGGTCAGGCACGAGCACACTTTGTGCAGGACCAATATGCTAAACTGATTGAAGCCTTACCTGAGTGGGCAGATAAAAAATCTTCTGTTAAGTCTGATGTACGTAAGTACGCACAAGATGTTGGTTTCCTTCCTGAGGAAATAGAACAACTAGCAGACCATAGAAGTGTTCTTATACTTAAGAAAGCTATGGAGTTTGATAAGATTACAGACAAGGTAGCACCTAAGAAAAAGAAAGTTAAGAAGGTCCCTAAGGTACAGAAGTCTGGAAGAGGCAAAGTTAAATCTGAGGCAGCTAATGAAGCAGCCAAGAAAAAGCGTACAAGGTTAAGGAAGTCTGGTCATCAAGATGATGCAGCTTCCATATTTTATGATATGCTATAGTATAGGTTTACTGTAGCTAAAATATAAGGAAAAATAAAAATGGCTACAAATTTTAATACATATGATGCCCAGGCAATCCGTGAGGATTTATCTGATGTCATATATGATATAAGCCCAACGGATACTCCCTTTCTATCTAGTATAACGAAGAAGGGAAGTGTCTCTAATACTTACTTTGAGTGGCAGACCGATGCACTAACGGCAGCCTCTGGCTCCAATGCTGTGGTTGAAGGTGCAGCAGTTGGAACAGCAGCTACTACTGCAACTACTCGTCTTGGAAACTATACACAAATTTCTAAGAAGGTTGTTGAAGTAACTGGTACTCAGGACAAAGTTAACAATGCAGGTAAGAAGTCAGAAATGGCACACCAACTAGCTAAAGCTTCTAAAGAGCTTAAGCGTGACATGGAAACTTCTCTACTAGCTGACAATGCTGCAGTTGCTGGTAATGCATCTACTGCTCGTGAAACTAAAGGAGCTGCTGCTTTCATCACTACTAACGTGACTGATGCTGGTTCTTCTGGTTCTCATGCTGCTGTAGTTGAGGCTGATATAACAGCAGTTGCTGAGAGCACATGGAATGCTGGTGGTGAACCATCAACTATTCTACTTGGTGCTACCAACAAGAAGTTAATCACTGCAATGTCAGGTCGTGCTTCTAGCACACAATCAGTTGTAGATGACAACAAGTCAATTTACAATGCTGTAGACGTATATGTTTCTGACTTCGGTACATTCAACATTCAGTTGGATAGATATGCCGACCAGGATATTATATACTTCCTACAAAATGACATGTGGTCTGTTGACTACTTACGTGACTTCCAAACTGTGGATATTGCGAAAGAAGGCGATAGCGACAAAAAGATGCTTCTAGTTGAGTATGGTCTACGTTGTGGCAATGAAGCTGCTAACGGTAAGATACAATACACTACTGGTTAATCTACCTAGCACCCTGGGCAACTGGGGTGCTACAATTTATGGCACTAAAAAACACACTAATTGAAAATATAGATGGAAGTTTAACTTCTGTCAGTACACAAGATGATAAAGAATTAAGACAACTCGCACAAGAGAATGCTTTATTAAGGTTTGATAGTCAAAGAGGTGGTCGCAAACAATATGATGGTGACAGCCAGTTCTCACACAGGGTAGCAAGAATACCACTAGTGTTAGTAGAACAAATGATGAGGGAAGGTATCTGGGGGAACCAAGAGAGAATGAAGGAATGGTTAAATAAACCAGAGAACTCAGCATTCAGAACAACTAAAGGAAAACTATAATGGCATTAAATACTTACTCAGGTTTAAAAGATGCAATAGCTGATTGGTTAGACAGGTCTGACTTAACTAGTAGAATACCAGACTTCATTACATTAGCTGAAGCTAGAATTAATAGAGAGCTTCGCATCAGACCAATGGAAGTAAGAAGTACAATGAGTACCACTTCAGGTCAGAGATACTTTAATCTCCCTGGTGGTTATGTACAAATGCGTAACATACAAATAAACAATAATCCTATAAGACCATTAGAGTATATAACACCTGAGATGTTAGATAGACTATATGGTAGTAGCTCAACAGGTTGCCCTAGAGCATATACATTAATAGGTGACGAAATACAACTAGCACCAATACCAGATGCAGTATATGAAGTAGAGATGGCTTTCTATGAGAAGTTCACAGCATTAGGTGATGGTACTTCAGGTACAGTAACAAGTAACTGGCTAACTACAAATGCACCAGACCTACTATTATATGGAGCATTACTAGAGGCAGAACCTTTCATTAAGAATGATGAACGTATACAGTTATGGTTGTCTGCTTACAGTGGTGCTGTAAGTAAATTACAATTAACTGATGATAAGGATAGACATTCAGGCTCACAGATGAGAGTAAGAAATATATACTCTGGAGTTGAAGGCTAGTGGCTCAAAGTACGTGGGCTGCAGATACTAATACATGGGCTACCAACCCATACACTTGGGCAATAAGTACATACTCAGCAACAGCAAACCTTAACGCTGATAGTTCTTTAAGTTCTTCACAAACTGCTGCATTACCTGTAACAGCTAACATGACCCAGATTATATTCTCTGAATTAAATGAAGAGGATGCAATCAAACTAGTATCAGTTATAATGGGAACATCAGTAGGAACTACAGCAGCAGCTAGTGTACAATATCCAGTATCACTAACATTAGCAAATAATCAAACAATAAAGAATAACGTAAATTTTGAAGAGAGTGCTACAATGAGCATAACAAGTAATACTACTTCAGATAACAACTTCCTGTGGAATGACGAAGCAGAAGACACCTCAACTATCTGGACCAAGGTAGCTGACCCTGACGAATAACTAACGGAGATAATATGAAAGACGTAGGAATAAAATTAACCAATATATGGAAAGTTACTTGCTTAGATAAGCATGGTAATTTAAAATGGCAGGAAGACAATAAGAATTTAATTACAACAGTCGGACTGAACCACATACTAGACACACAGTTTCATGCCAGTACACAAGTAACAGCTTGGTACATTGGACTGAAGGGTGCGGGTACACCAGTAGCTGGTGATACAATGGCATCACATTCTAGTTGGTCAGAAATTACTGACTACTCAGGTAATAGAAAGGAATGGACAGAAGGTGCAGCTAGTTCAGGTAGTATGACTAACTCTAGTTCAGTAGACTTTTCAGTGACAGGCACAGCTACAATAGCAGGTGCATTTTTAAACACAGCAGCAACAGGAACAGCAGGTACTCTATATGGTGTAGTAGACTTCAGTTCTAGTCGTTCAGTTATTAGTGGAGACACATTACAAGTAACAGTAACTGTAACAGCAGCTTCAGCATAAAGGAGTAAATAATGGGTACTGAAACTTTTAATTATATAGACAGCCTTAATACTGCAAATCCTACGTCAACTGATAATGTTAGTGAGGGTGATGACCATATAAGAGGTATCAAAACTACCCTGAAGAATACCTTTCCTAATTTAGATGGTGCAGTAAATGCTACAGATACTGAGTTAAATTATGTGGATGGTGTAACCTCTGCTATACAAACACAGTTAGATGCAGCTCTACCTCTAGCTGGTGGTGCTATGACAGGAGCTATTACAACTAACTCTACATTTGATACTAGAGATGTAGCAACAGATGGTACTAAGTTAGATGGTATTGAAACAAGTGCTGATGTAACTGACGCAACTAATGTTACTGCTGCTGGTGCTTTAATGGACTCTGAAGTAACTAATCTAGCAGACGTAAAAGCATTTGATACTACGGACTATGCTACTGCTGCTCAAGGAACAACTGCTGATGCAGCTCTACCTAAAGCTGGTGGCACTATGGCTGGTGATTTAACAATGGATGCTAATGACATCAACCTTGCTGACAACGGTGAAATACGATTTGGTGCTAGTAATGATTTAGCGATATGGCACGATGGTTCACACAGTATAATTGAAGATACAGGTACAGGTAATTTATATATTAAAGCATCTAATAATCTTTTACTACGTTCAGCAACTAATGAGGATTATTTGGATTGTACTGCTAATGGTGCGGTTCGTTTATATCACGACAACTCAGTCAAACTAGCCACAACCTCATCTGGTATTGATGTTACTGGTGTTATAACTACAGATGGTCTAACAACTTCAGCAGATATTAGCTTTGGTGATAATGATAAAGCTACCTTTGGTGCTAGTGATGATTTAAAGATATATCACGATGGTAGTAACTCATACGTCTATGAAAATGGCACTGGGGATTTACGGCTAAGAAGTAATGGTGCAAATGTATCGATACAATCTGATGGCGGTGAGAATCTAATTGTTGGTACTAAAGATGGGGCGGTAGATTTATACCACAACAACAGTAAAAAATTAGAAACTCTTTCTACTGGTGTGTATGTGACAGGAGCTGCTAGAGGCACACTAACAACAGACAACGATGGTTCATTTGATATGAGTGCGAGTAACAATTTTAAGTGTACTCCTTCTGGTGACTTCACTCTAACATTCACTAATATCCTAAGCCAATCTGGATTTATCTTACTGGTTAATAGTGGTGGTCATACAGTATCAGCACACGCTAATTCTAAAGTAGATGCTAACTTACTAGCTACAGTAACCGCAGCAGGAACATATCTAATAAGTTACTTCTCTGATGGTACTAACGTATATCTAACTAACTCGGCAATTTATACCTAATGGCATTATTACCTTCTTCAGCAATACCCTCGGCTAGTGGTGGCTACACGATAGACCAGTCACTACGCTTTAATGATGATGATGATGCTAGTTTAAACAAAACTTGGGGTTCATCACCAACTGAGGCTAATAGGTTTACATTTTCGGTATGGGTTAAAAGAGGTGTACTAGATTCTAGTACAGCACAATATTGGTTATTAGGTGCTAAATCTTCAGCCGAGTCTAATATTAAATTTTATGAGGACAAACTTTATTTACATTTAACTGGTTCTAATTATGATTTTATAACTGATGCTGTGTTTCGTGATACAAGTGCTTGGTATCATATTGTAGTTACTTATGATTCTGATGATGGTACACCAGCCGACAGATGTAAAATATATGTAAATGGAGTTCGCCAAAGCTTAAGTACATCAACCACTATTCCATCGGGTACAGATAATGAGTTTACAAAAAATGGAACAGAATGTTGGATTGGTTCTCACGATGCAAGTAACTTTCATTTTGATGGCTATATGGCAGACGTATATCTGATAGACGGTACTGCTTATGATGCAGATGATTTTGGGGAAGAAGGCGATTATGGGGAATGGAAACCTAAAGAGGTTACAGGTTTAACTTATGGTACTAATGGATTCTATCTTGATTTTAGTAATACAGCAATTAAACACGATATAACTGCTAGTGGTGATGCTCAACACTCTACGAGTGAGAATAAGATAGGTTCAAGCAGTCTTTATTTTGATGGTAGTGGTGATTACTTAACCGTCCCTAACCACGAGGATTTATGGTTTTCGTCAGGCAACGGAACTATTGAATTTTGGTTTTTAGACCCCTCTGTTAATACAGCAGTTAATAACAAAGGTGTATTCACAACAGAGGCAGGCACAGGTTCAACTTCTTTTGATGTTCAATACGATAGTGGGTTTACTTTTAGACTCCGTACAACAGGAGGTACAAATGAAGATAATTATGTTACTGACCCCAGTGATGACACTTGGACACACTACGCATTAGTTTTAAACAACGGTGTCGCTAAATTATATGTAGACGGAACACTAGAAAATACTTATTCAAATGATTATTCTGATGGGTTATATCACACAACGGATGATTTACGAATAGGTAGGTCAGGTAGTAATCACGATTATTGGAATGGATATTTAGATGAAATTCGTATATCTAATAATGCGAGATATACCACAACATTTACTCCTAGCACAACAGCTTTCACAGATGATGACAATACATTATTACTGATTCATTCAAATACTTCTGATGGCTCAACAACATTCACAGATTCAAGTGGTGTAGAAGGAAATTTAGGTAACGACCAATCAGGGGAAGATAACCATTTCACACCTAACAATCTTACTGCCTCTGACCAAATGCTTGATTCACCTACGAATAACTTTTGTACGTTTAATCCTATTGGTAAACTCCATGATTCATATACTTCAGGTACTATGAGTGAGGGCAACCTAAAGACTCACCTTTCTAGTCCAGATGCTGAAAACTTTGGCACTATGGCTCAATCTACAGGTAAGTGGTATTGGGAAGTTTATACAGCTGTATCTGGTGCAATACCTATAATTGCTACTTTTGATTTAAAAACCCATAAAGGTGGCTCTAGCACTAGAAGCTATATAAGTGTTAGTGGTGGAACACCTACAGTTTACGATAATGGCTCGGAGAGTACTGCTGCTCCTTCTACACCAAGCCATTCTGCTACTGATGTTCTCGGTGTTGCTTTAGATTTAGATAACGGTGCGTTATATACATCTATTAATGGCACTTGGTCTAACTCAGGCGACCCTACAAGTGGGGCATCTAAGACTGGTGCTACTGTTACTTCATCTGTTCATACAAGATTAGCAAGTGGTGTTGGTGAATGGACTCCTGCTTATATGGATGGCTCTGGCAATGACTATGGAATTATACTCAATTGTGGACAAGACTCAAGTTTTGCTGGTAACAAGACATCACAAGGCAATCAAGATGGTAATGAGATAGGGGACTTCTACTACACTCCGCCTACTGACTTCCTAGCTCTTTGTACATCTAACTTACCTGACCCTGCTGTTATTCCTAGTGAGCATTTTAATACTGTGCTGTGGGGTGGAAACTCAAGTACACAATCTATAACTGGAGTTGGTTTTCAGCCAGACCTTACTTGGATTAAACAAAGAAATTCAACTCAATGGCATCAACTTACAGATTCAGTTAGAGGCACAAGTAGTCAATTAAATACTAATGATATTGCTGCTCAAGATACTGCTACTGACAAAATTACATCTTTTGATTCGGATGGTTTTTCTTTAGATTCACACGAAGGAGTAAATGACTCAGGTGATACTTATGTAGGTTGGAACTGGTTAGCAGGTAATGCTACCTTGGGAACAGGTAGTTTTACACAAGGAGATATTGCATCAACTTGTAGTAGAAATGTTGATGCTGGTTTTTCGATTGTGAAATATTCAGGTACTTCTTCTACTGGTACTATTGGTCACGGATTATCCAAAGCACCTGAAATGATTATTGTTAAGAGATATACTGCAACTGATGATTGGGCTGTTTATCATAGTGGTAACACTTCTGCACCTGAAACTGAGTTTTTAAAATTGAATGAAACAAATGCGACTGCAGATGATACAAATTGGAATGACACAGCACCAACAAGTTCAGTATTTAGTGTAAATACCTATGGTGCTATGAATACTACTGGTAGCGACTACATAGCCTACTGTTTCCACTCTGTAGATGGCTACTCGAAGGTGGGTTCATATACTGGTAATGGTAATGCTGATGGTACGTTTGTTTACACAGGGTTTAGACCTGCTTATGTTTTAATTAAGAGAAGTAACTCTGCTGGACAAGGTGCGCCAATATTTGACTCTGCGAGAGATGAGTACAATATGACTGTTAAGAGATTAAATTCTAATGATAGTGTTGCAGAATTAACTACTGACGGAAATATAGATTTATTATCTAATGGGTTTAAGGCTCGAAATACAGATGGTTCAGTCAATACAAGTGGTGGTGAGTACATCTACCTAGCCTTCGCAGAAACACCTTTTAAACATTCTAACGCACGATAACAGGAGAACACAATGTGGTATTACAACGCAACAATAATTAAGACACCAAAGTCACTAACGGTGAACGGGGTGACATATCCGCCAGCCGTATTTAGAAATGCTGACTTACTCTCCAGTTTAGGTGTAGTGCCTTATAGGGAAGAAAGAGTTGACCAGAGATATTACTGGACAGGTGCTTTAACTGTGGACACAAGTGGTGATGAGGCTATAGGTACTTATACTCAGACAGACAGAGATGTAGATAAGCTCAAAGAAGGTATGTTAGATACTATTAATTCACAAGTAGCAAGTAAACAAGGTTCTATAGATTGGTATTGGGCGAGAGCCTCTAAAGGTGGTAAGGCTGTACCAGCAGATATTCAGACCTACGCTGATACTATCTATACAGAACAAGCAACTAAAGAAAGTGAAGTTGCAGCACTAACTGATTTAGCAGGAATTATAGAGTATGAGAATAGAGCTTATACTGAAACTAGAAAGGTTAAACATTCAGCAGAAGATGGTACTGAGACTTATGGACCAGAGACAGATACTCACAACAGAGAGATTAATATGCTACAACATTGGACTGCTAACCCGACAGATGAAGTAGACCCAGCATTTGTTAGTTTGGTAGCTGATTAATGTCCAATAAGGAAATAGCAATAGCCACTGGAGTAATTGCTTTTATTGCTCTAATGTTATGGGGTGTCGATAGTGCAATGTGTACTCCGCCCTGTGTATGACGGAGATAGAAAGAAGTACCTCTAGGTGGAGGTGGACGGCTTTATCAATTTATCTCTTAATTTGTTTCTATGACTTCTTATTCGTGCCTATATGGTACGGTCTTAATAGACCAGATATAAGTCAATTTATGGATATTATTAACGCAACAGAGGATACATTAGTACAAATGGAATTGATGAAGAAACTGACAGGACAGCACAATCCCTTTACTCTTATGGGTGGTGGGTTATTTCACTTAGCCTTTGGTGCTATCTTAACAGGTAGTGCAGTTGGACTTAACAAATAAGGAATTAATATGAGCGAGAGATGGCATTTATCAAAAGCAATCAGCCTAAGTCACTTAGCTACTACAGCAGCATTAGTGCTAGGAGCAATTATCTATGTTACAGGGATTGAGAAAGATGTAGCTGTATTACAAGCTAACCAAGCCAACATACAGAAACAAATTATGGTGATACAGCAAGACAACAAAGAGATGTTCGCCAAGATAGATTCTAAATTAGACCAGATGATAGATATTATCCACTCATACCAAACTAACAATAGAAAATAGTGCGGTTCATACTAACATTATTTGTATCATTCCTCCTTAGTGGTTGTGTTAATTCAGGGTTTAGGAATGTATTAGCATTAGATGATTTTAATATGGCATCCTTTGGTGATGATGCTAAGATAGAAGTAAAGAGAACAGAAGTTATATTAAAGGTAGTT